CTTGGGCGTAGGGTGTTAGTAACGGGGTGCAGTTCTCTTTGAACTGCTCCCAAAAAGCTGGGGCGATCTCGCGGATACTGTCCTCGTCCTCTTCTATCACGGCCTTCTTCAGACCGTAGGACCGAACCGAGTTGTGGTTCGGGTTGCCATACAGCTCTAAGCCCATCCAGTCACCCAGCTCTGAGAGTGGGTCCCTGTCCACGCAGTACGTGGCCGGGTTAAACTTTGCTATATAGTCGAGCTGCGAGTTAAAATATCCAGTCAAATTCTTTAAGGTGTCAGCGGGGTCCTTCCCTACTGGCATGTCCTTGTTGTGTGAGGCCCAGATCAAAGCTGGGTCTCGTAGCAGTACGAACCGGCGAGCATCCTTGGATGCTGCATACAGCCGCTTGATCGCGGGCTGCTGGAAGTGGCCGTACATGAATCCACCTCCTCCGTTGTACGTGGTGTTGATCTTGACACCAGCTCTGCCTATGGCGTCGATGATGTACCGTGTCCCCGAGTGGGGGACTGTCGCCATTACTATGTCCACCAGATATCGTATCCTATTGACTCGTAGTACTCCCTGATCATCGGGGTCAGTTCAACGACGAACCTCTCCCAGTACAGCGTGTCTTTGCAAATCTCCTTGATGCGTGGTACGTCCTTGGCTATGACTGCTTCCTTGAGGTCATACTCGTTGGCGAACTTCTGTCCCGGTGCGAACAGCGGGAGGTCGAGGAACTTACCCAGCGCGACGACTGTATCCTTGTCAGCGCGAAACGCGGGCAGCTTGTAGTATGGCACAAGGCCACCCTGGCGAACGTAGTAGCTGATCAGATTACTCATCACGTGACCCGCTATACGGGCCTTATCCCAGCCTTCGTACTCGTGAAGGCTTGCATCGTTGAAGTGCGAAGCCCATGTCATGATGGGGTCTCGCGTCACAACGAACGGGCGCTTGACTACTTGCAATGCCATCTGGATGTTCACATCCTGGGGTGGCTGGAACCAGTGGTCCCATAGTACGTCCTTGTCTATCGAGCCTTCCATGTGAGCCTGACTTGTTGTCAGGTCAGCCTGTTCCAGCGTATCCGCGATGTAGCGACTAGCGCTGTGTGGTACTGTTACGTATGCAATCTTGCACTTTGGCGTGGAACTGAATGTTTGCATCACGGCACTCCTGTAGTGCTTCGGGGAAGACCCGAGGGGCTTCCATCAAATGTCGTGTATCCTTGACGATCAAGGGCTGGTGTCTGTACTGAAAGAACTTGGAAGAGTAGGCGTTGACAATGATTGCCGTCCTACCCAGTAAGGTCGCCCAGTACGCTCCGTGGTACGAGTCCGTCAGCACCACCCGGCCTGAGCCGATGAATGCTATGGTCTCCTCGAATGACTGTCGGTTGTTCATCACGGTGTCCGCTTTGTACACCTTCTGGCCATTCAGGTACACGACTGCGTCGTGCTTGATCTCGTACTCCTTGTCGAACAGTGGGGACATGCAGCTTGCGCACGGCACCCACTCGGTGCCTTGTACTCGGTCATCCCTACTCCCTATCAGGGAGAAGAAGGTCGCGTCCCGGTCGTAACCGGTCAGCGGGGTGACGTCTGTGCCTTCTTTCTGCTTGCCGTTCTTGTAGGACATGCCTATGCCCCACGCTATCTTGAATCCGTCGAGGTTGGTGTTAGCGCCACCGACTTTCGTGGTGATGGCTCCACCACCCCATATGTACGCATCAGCTTTGGGAGGTAGATTCCCGAACGTGCCTGTCTTTGCGTCGAAGTGTTCTACGTCAGGGTAGTCGAAGTACAACAGTGGGGAGCTGTTCACATCCCCTACGTTATCCGTTCCTCGACACCTGCTCACTGCAATAATCGTCATGCTGATAAACTCCTGTGCATGTTGGATATTTGAATGTCTCCGGTAAAACTACGTTGGTGAGGTGCGGTCGTGTGAACGATCCGCTGTCTCGCAGGTACACCTCGCCATCCTTGAAGTACGATTGGAGGTCGTCCCATTCTACTTTCTCCTTCGGGTCGAACTCACACTCTCCGGTGACAATGCATGGAACAGTACTCCATCCAAGTTTCCTCAGCGCCTCTAGGCGATTCAGTCCTTGCATGACGTAATGATCTATGAACTTCGGTCCTCTGTGATTCAAGATGATCAGTGGATTGACAAGACCGTTCTCGCGGATATCCTCCGCGAGAGCAGTCCTTAATTTGTTGCGTTCGGACCTGTCCGTCTTCAGCGAGAACTTGATGCTCTCGATGGGATAGTTCGGACAGTACCAAATGTCGTACATGCTACGTGGCGACCATGAAGCCTTGAGCTTCCAAGACATCCAAGATACTGTTCACGGCTACGATCAACGCAGCAACGTCAGTAACGAAGGTGTCATGATCCGTGCGAAGCTCAGTCGTAAGCGTGACGAGGGCTGAGAGCGTACTCTCAAGTTCGTCAGCGAACGCATACTCTTCAGCAGCGGACATTGCGGCATCACCATCAGCAAACGTGACAGCACCGTCGGCGGTTGTACCCGGATCGTCGGTGGTGTACGTCAGCGTGATGGCTGTCGCGGCAGCAGCGGAAATGTTTGCAGTCGAAGCGGCAACGTCAGCTATATTGCTCTGTCGGGCACCCAGTAACGGGTTTCCGGAAGCATCAGCTAATTGGCTGTCGCCTTTCTTTGGTGCGGCCATAGTAATAACCTCTTTTAAGGAGGTAGCCCCGAAGGGCTACCCACCAGATTTTATCGCTACGGGGCAGCGACCTGCCTACCAGCAGAGCCGAATGGTGCCATGTACTCGACAACGAGCAGGGCAACGCCAGCCGTAAAGGCTGCTGTTTCCCATTCTGCTGTCAAGACGCAGTCGCCATTAGCTGCGAGACCGACTACGCCTGTGGTAATACCATCGGCTATCGGAAGCAAAGCTCCGTCCAGCACGTTGATCTCACCGACCGTGGTCAGTTCTGCTATGGTTCCACCATCCCAAAGGCCGTCAGCGTCATCGACGACGTCAGTCGTCAAGCCGCGTGACCACAGACCGATATCAAGGATACCAGCACCACCACTCGTGAAAGCCGAAACGACTTGGAGTGTGGCACGGACGATGATTGATCCGTAAGGGATAATGTGCGCCTGGGGCGTGGCGATACCGTTAGTGGCCGTAGCCGCGTCAGGTATTTCCGTACCCACGATCTCGGTTTTCACAACGACAACGCCGTTGCCTGAGACCACTGAGGGCGTACTATTATCAGCACTATGGGTTCCGTAACCTACGACCAATCCGTCGAAGGTGTGAGTTGCATTTCTAGGCATGATACTTACTCCTTAAACTTGGTCTGTGTCTGTGAGAACACAGACAAGATTTTCAGGACGGTACACTTTTAAGCCATACCGAGCTGTGGTTACGTACTCTTCGCGTTGCTTCTTGTAATTGTAGCCACCATCGACCTTTGGCATCTGCCTCATGGCACCCATGTACGGGAGCAAGTCAGCTGAAGCCGCAGAGAAGAAGGTGTTAGCCTTACCAGCAGCAGTCGTGAGAGTAATGGTTTCGTTGGCGGTCGGAAGGTAGTTGGAAACGAACACGTCAGCCAAATATATTCTTAACGAAGTTCATGCCATTAGCGATACCGCTTGTGACAATTCCTTCCCAACGAGGGTTGTTGGACATGTTGACAATGTTCGTCAGCGTGTTGATCTCATACTCGACCGAAGGGTCAACTATGGCAATCAAGTTGCTTGACGGCACATTAGCTTTCTTCAGGCCGTAAAGGGCCTTGGCAAAGTCAGCTATTGCTATTGTCTCATTCGTGCCCGTTCCGATGAACCGATGCTCAGCGCCGTTGATGTCATTGTCATCACTGGCTGTCTGACCACCCGAAGCGCCACCAGCACCCAAGGCCAAGACGTCAGTCTCGACTTTTTCGGCTAGCGCCCGTGCCTGTGACGGCAGGAACTTAGCTTCGAGTTGGCTCGCATAGAACAAGTCTTGGCGAGCTTTTTCGGTTATGTAGTGTCCGGAGCTTGTGTACTCGGAGATCGTGAAGGTGAACTCACCCGTGTCAAGCGCATCGAATACAATGTCTGTATCCTCAGCGTAGTCACGAACGGTGGATTCGCCGACACTGGGAATGGTGAACTGTGTTCCATCGGGGAACTCAGACAGCCAATTAACCC